AAGCCCACATGCACCTGTCAGGGGAAGCAATTATTCATTGCTCAATTTGACGGTGTCGGACCATAACCTGGTCTCGGTTTGCCCTGTGACAACTTAGCGTATCTCAAACTACCTTATCTGGATGATTAAGGTACTAGGGGTTTTGCTAAAACCTTGCAAGGCGGCTGACGGGGGCCGCGCGCGTGAGATACTTTCTCTCGTCTGGATCGACTTGAAGAAGAAAATCTCTTTTCGCAAAACTCGTCCTTTCTGAGGGATTTGTAATGCTAGAAGAGCATCTTCTGAGAGTTAGAAACCTAAGGTTTATCCATTCACATTCAGTAAAAGTCAGTTAGAGCAGAATCACCGATTTTTGCTCTCTTCTCTTTATACTGAAGAAGTGATGAATAATAGTCCTTAAGGTCTTTAACCAGACAGAGCTCATTAAGTAGCTTCGTGTCGGCTTTTCTCTTTTCTTTGTCTTCTAAATACCTAGGTATTTCACTCAAATGATTTGAAAGTTTCATAAACATGTAAATTTCCAATTCATAGTGAAAAGTCTTCGCTCTTATAAGAACTCTCTCGGGGGGAACCCCAAAGAGGAATCTATACAGGAGAATAATACGTCTGGTGTCAATGACATGCAGGATTATTGTCCGGACAAGAAGCAACCTAGTTTTCTGAAGAATACTTCAGAGAACGAAATAGGTATGAGGATCAAAGTAAAAACCAAAGATATTAAACAATAGGCCGTAACCGATTTCATGCCTTATGGCAGAAGATCGATACCAATTATGGAGAAAGTGAGAAATCTCCTTAATTAGTTTGGCCCAGTCCCTCGAAAGATCTCTGTAAGCCTTCTTTTTGAAGGTTAAAACAAGAGATCTGAGTACTACTGGCTTTGGTGATAAAGTATTTAAATCAATGAAAGCTCACCGGTGACCACCGGGAAGCTCTCTTGCTAAAATCTTTATCAAATCAATCCATTTGGGAGTTTTCAACATAATGTCCATTATTGTACCTTTCCAAAGGTCATCTATGAGACATAGAAAACTATCCCTAAATTTGGATAAACTCACATACCAGAGCACAGAAACTAACCTTCGTTTTAAAACACGAGGGCAGTTCTGTAAGTTCTTGTATAATAAGTCCTTAAAAGAGAAGAATTCTCTATCAATACATTCCGCCAAGAGTGTAGTGAGAGAGGATCGATCTCTTATGGATTGGAGCAATTGCCCCGATCCAATAGGACTTATATCAAATCCTGGTCCTATTCACAATTTAGCAAACTCAGCAAATTTCTTAGAAATCACTGATTTTGATAAATTGATTTGAACACCAAGAGCATCCATTATTTTTAGGTATTCCTTAGCTACAGATTCATTGGAGATAACGATATCATCTCCTAGAATTAAGTAACCATTAAAGTCACCTATACCACAACGAATAGAAGCTACTTTGACGATAACGTGATGTGTCAAAGCAAGCATTCCTCATGATGATAAGGCTCCCATAGGCTGACCTACAGAGTAGACGTAATCGTCTCCTTTGTAGTGTCATTTCATTTTCCTAATAATATTAGCTCATAAGTCACCTGGATAGCCAAGAGAACATAAAATGTCTTCTTGAAGCTTTAAAGGTAACCTATCAGTAGCACTAGTTAAATCGTAGCAGAAAAAGGTAATATCCTTATTCTTGAAACTATTAATAAATGCCCGTGTCACACCCTTTTGGTCAAAGGTTGCGTCACTTGGTATTGTTTTTAGGACAGCAAAGATTTGATTGTGCAATCCGCTAAAAACGGACTGAATTCAAGCATTAGCCATAGCTATGACTCGGGCCTTCCCGGCCTGATCATAAACAACAGCTAAACGCCCATTTGCAAAATCTGTAACCTCATAATAGCTCTTATACATGAGAGCTAAAGGGGATATCAGAAAAGCGCAAATAAATCAGTAGATAAAAAGGAAATAAGAACCAGTAACTAGAGCTAAGAGGGAAAAGTCTTCACGCAATTCGGAGTCATAAAGACTCCAAGCGTCAAGAGCAAAACCTCTTCTAGATACTCGGTAATTGGGACCAGCCTTATCGCTAAAAACTAGTTTTCCACTAACTTTAACGAATCTGGAAATGCCTAACGCTTTTATAGCATTTCGCAACTCAGAATTCGGTAAAGTATCACACATCCCGTCAAAGGGATCTGTGATTGATGTCAAATTAGGTCTTACCTTGGTTGGTAAAGATCTAAATAGACAAAGAAAGGAAAGCAGAGCAATAATCTCATTAGAGTCACGGAGGAAGGATCATCTCTGAATTCTTTCACGTAACTCTGGGGATAAAATCATTGGAAGCTTGCTTAATGGGTCTATCTTGACTAAAGTCCCAGAGTTGGGAGTTTTATCAAGTGGAGATCCACACAAATACTTTATTATCGCATTTGTTAAAGCCTTAAAGTACAGAAATGTAAAGTTTGAGCCGTTACTAGCTCAAAGCCTTAACATACTGTCCTGAAGGGTAAACAAGTGAGATTTCATAATAGTATCTGTTCTTGTGAGCCACAGGATCACGTAAATGAGACTTGGTATCTCCCGCTTTGAGAGCCAAATCTTATCTTCGTGTTCTTTTTTTGAGAATTTAACGTCGATGATTTCATTTATTATATTTTGTAATATTTGTAACATTGATTTTAAATAATCGAAGCTAATAGGTTATACACTAAGAGTGTATATAACCAAAAGGAAAAGGGGCAATGACTTCATAAATCAATGAATAGTTCCCTAACATCCTAACTTGGTTTCTGGACTTTACTTATTACTGATTTTATCAGGGGTAGCCAAAATTAAGAACTGATTACTCAAATCTCAGTTCTGCTACCGCTCATGATTCGTAGATAAACGAGTACCGGTTATACCTCAATAGCGTTTATTAGCGCTATTAGGTCCATAACTAGTTTTGGTTGTTTTAGGTTCATTAGAATAACGAAGCCCCCGTGCTTCACCAGGTTCAAGCTTGTACGTACAAGACGCACTCTTCAAACTATCCCCGGAGAAGTGCTTGTAGGCTTTAGGCCTACAAGGGGATGACTTCATAAATCAATGAATAGTTCCCTAACATCCTAACTTGGTTTCTGG